CGCACACAAATTGTCAAAAACCGTGCCAAGTTTAAAAATTATTTTCATTTAGCTAGTGGATTCAGTTTGACAGCATCGTTTAGATGGCTTGGGCTTAAGTGCGCATAGCGCATGGTCATTTTTATATCTGAATGCCCAAGCACCCGTTGTAACGTCAAGATATCCCCTCCATTGCTGATAAAGCAGCTGGCGAACGAATGCCTTAATATGTGTGTGGCCTGCCCACGCGGTAGCACCAAGTCGGTTTTTGCTACCACACGGTTGAATGCCATCATGCCATCTTTAAAGATGCGGTCTTCTGGATCCTTACACCGTGAAAAGTCTAGCAACTCGGCATAAAAATCAGCATCCAGCGGCACTGTGCGCACTTTTTTGGATTTAGTAAACTCAAACGTCACCCTGCCATTGTGTAGCTGCTTACGCTTAAGCTGTTCAGCCTCGCCCCAACGTGCACCGGTTCTGATACATATCTGGGCAATCCACCACACCGATTTATTCCGGCAAGCCTTCAGTGCATCAAACAGTGTTTCGATTTGCCCAGGCGAAAGATAGCTCAGCTGCTTTTCTTGGATTTTTACCAGCTCCACCTCGGCAATCGGGCAATCATAAGCAATGATCTTAAGCTTTTTTAGCGTGCGGTACATGGCAGCCAGATACACATGCCGATTGTTAAAGGTCTTGGCCATCACCGGCTTGATAGACCTGAACATACACTCATATCGGTAATCAAGGAACTGTGACGGCAACAGAGTACGGGCATTTTTATGCCCTAGTCGGCTGAACATAGCCTCTAGTACACGCCGCCTACGTGGCCCATCGGATAAGTTAACGCCATAGTAGCGCCACCAGATGTCCAGCAGCTCATAAAGAGACCGATTGTCCTGGTCAGCAACACTATTTTTAACCGCTTGGTGCAGTTTTTCTGCCCCACCGCCACCATCACCCAGGTACTTAAACAGATGGTCTCGCTCAAACTGTTCAGCGGCACGCAAGGTGGGGAATGTGCGCCTGATCCTTGGCACATCCTTGCGGTTAATTTGCAGCATGTAACCGGCTTTGGTTTTTGATATCGGCATTTAGGCTTATTACACTTTTATAATAATTTATTGCACCGTTTTGTGAGGCGCATTCCATTGCATACCAACGCCTGTAGACGACAACTATATTTATTGCACCTTTCCGGACTACCCTGCCTGTACTTTTTTTACCCACATAAAAACAAGCGGAAAAAGATCAGGATTTAACCGTAAATAACTCGAAAAATAATTTAAATCTCTCACATAGGAAGCAGCAAAAAAAAACTTAGGGGGGGGGGTCGGGAAAAGTGCAATAAGTGCAATAACGCTAAAAAACACATATAACACAATGAATAATAACAAATAAATTATTACAAAAAAGTGTAATAAAGTGTAATAATTATTGCACTATTTGTTGCATTTTGACGTAATGAAAAAACAAGTATTAGTTATTGATTATTATAATGTTTATTAGTTAGTGCAATAATTTATTACACTTTATTACATTTTAGTGCAATAATATATTCAATATAAAACAACGCGTTACTATCGTTTTTTAGCGTTATTGCACTTATTGCACTTTTCCCGACCCCCCCCCCTATGCTTTTTTTTTGATTTCTAGCTGTTTTGTATAACTAACTGTTTAAATACATTATTATATTTATTAGCAAATAACGTGCCAAAATAATATAAATCAAAGTCGCATAATCTGAAATCCTTGGCTAACTTTCCTCAAAAATCTCAATAGCAATCCTGTCGTCCTTAAACTTTTGCAGCACAAACGGCTGTGCCAATTTGTATAAATCCAGCCTGGTATAATCAACCCCTGGTATTGCACCGCACTGCATTAACGACTGCTCAATACTGGCCGCTGTGATGTAAAAGCAATCCTGCAAGCTATTAGGGTCAACGGTATCTAAAAAAGGCAACAGCGGCGCGGTATGGCTGCTATCACCGTTATCTTTGCCATTTCCATTAACAGCATAAGGCACATCGGTTTCATTAATTACACCGCTGCACCGATCAGGTACCGACCTTAGTTTTCTCATATCGTTTTTATCCTCCAGGTACATTTCGCCCTTGCCGGTTAAAATCCAGTCCGTAGAAACACCATATTTAACGAGCATCCCCCTTAACACCGCCCCACCAAGTTGCCCGGTATCCCATACATAATTAGTAATAGTGCGCTTAGGAACGTCTATTCCGTCAGAAAGTGCATCCCAAGTGAGGCATTTTTGTTTTTTGAAAGTCAATAAACGCGCTACCTCTGCGCTTTTTGGTGATTTTTGTGTTGTTTTTTGCACTATTTCCATTGACACACGCTCTATTTGCTCTATAATTTTTATAGAATTCTGCATAATCATGTAATTCACTAATCAATTTAACATAGAGGACCGGAAATGTCAGATAAAACAAACCCAATTAAAAGAAGTAAAAAACAACGGATGGTTGCCTTTTATTTCCAGCATAGCAAAGAAGTGCGCGATTTAAGCGACACCTTACGCGCACAGGCAAATATGGAATTTGCGGGTTTTTGCCGCGCCATGTTCAACGCAGGACTTGAAGCAAAATACGGCATTAAACTAGTAAACAACCTACCGGTTGCCCAACTAGAAAAAGAAGATACTAAACGTTAGTCTTAATGGTAGTTGATTAAAATTATCCTTTAAATAGGCTTATTCGCTTAAAAATCATTACTTTACAATAAATGTAAAGTAAACAGCACAAAGGAAAACTATTATGCCAATACTAAACAGCTCGGCAGTTGACAAAACTATTGCCGATACCATCACCGAAAACCTACCCTTTATTGAGCGTAAAATTGCGCTTTGTACAGATTTAGAGCAAATACTAGGACTGTTTGCAAAAGTATCAGATAATCTGATCCGCACTACAGACAAAACTACCGAAAGTATAAACCTGCTGAAAGCTGCTGAGGATATCGCCAAAAAGAACGACGATATGCCGGATGGCTTCCATATGATTTATTTAAATCTGATGCAGCAAGTATTTAACGACTTCAATATTAGCCGCCGAGAAAACATGATGATGGGGAAGGTGAGACTATGAGCGTAGCACATAAAAATGGCTGGTTTGTGGCAACTATCGGTGCAACCGTGGTTTTTTCCCATGACCGTAGGGATGCGATGGTCAGGGCGGTTACTAAATACCTTGCCGGAAACGGTGGCCTCTATGCAAAGTCCAACTGATAAAAAGCTAGTGGTCACCGTGCTGGATAATGAGGGATTTACAAAACAGGAAGTGGTTATCCTAAACCTGGTATGCCAGGGCTTAACCCGCAAAGAGATTGCCATAGCTCGGTGCAGATCGTTCGGGACGATATCAAAGCATATCGAAAACATTGCTTTAAAACTGAATGCAAAAAGCCAGGCCGAAATTGTTGCCAAGGCTATTGCTTTGGGTATTGTCAGGATTGGTGTGCAGGATGCCTAAGCGTTTTGTCTGGAGTAGTTATGTCAGTGTGTTAGCCAGTAAGGCTGAGCCAATAGTTAACCCAAAGCACATGGCAAGCGATAAAAAAAGGCAGTTATGGGAGGCGATAAAAACCAAGCGTCCTGGTTTGGCTGATCTGATGGTAAACAACGCAGATATTGCGGCGTTAAAAGAAATGTTTGGAGCAGAAATTGTGTTTGCAACTGAAGAACTAGACAGGCTTATTGGTGAAGAATAAGCCTGTTTGACTATTATAAATCGCATAAAACACTATAAATTATAATGATAAAGTCCATAAATAGCAAAATAATAGCGCGGCTGGTTAATGATTTTCAAATGCGCCAATCCGGTACCAATTTACGTATGGGTAAATGCCCGTCCTGTGAGCGCAAAACGCTGTGGACATGGGCAGAATCCCCTGGTGTTGTGCAATGTGACCGCGTTGGCAAGTGCGGCTATAGCTCAACCACCAAAGAGCTTTACCCTGATCTATATGCTAACGTCAGCAAAACTTACCCCGCTACTAAAGAAGAACCTAACAAAACCGCTGATGCTTATTTGGCTATCAATCGCGGCTTTAAGCTTGCGCCCATTAATGGCTGGTACGAGCAGGGCAAATACTGGAATCCCAATGGTGACAAAGGCACGGCAACCGTGCGCTTTTGGCTGGATGCCGAAAAAACGGTATTCTGGGAGCGTTTTATTGATGATGTGACCATCACTGAAGAAGACGGCAGTAAAACCCTGCGAAAATCCAAGTTTAATGCAGGCTTTCAGGGTAAATGGTGGCAGCCGCCAAACCAAACCATCCATGAAAAAGACCATGTTTATTTAGTGGAGGGCATTTTTGATGCCATGAGCCTGGTTGAAAACGGCTTAAAAGCTGTGGCTATCATGAGCAGTGGCACATTCCCAGCTGAATCCATTAAAGAACACCTGCATAAAAAAGTAAACTGGGTGATTGCACTGGACAATGATCTTGCTGGAATAAAATCGAGCAAGAAACATGCCATAGAGTTAAAAAAATTAGGCCAGTCGGTGAGCTATGCCTTACCATCGCAAGGCAGGGAAAAGATAGACTGGAACGATCTGCATATTGCCCACAAGATCAACCCCGCGTATATCGAAGATTATCTATATTACGGCGCGGCCGAGTTTGCCAGCAGTACAAACGACAAGGCTATGGTAATCTGGAAGCGCAACAAGCTGCTGCATTATTTTGTGTTCTCTTTTAAAGAGCGCACTTACCGCTTTAAGATTGATGAGGAAGATTACAAAAAGTCTTATGCCAAGGCTTTTGATGATAGCCTTGATACTGGCTTGGCAGAAGCAGAAGCCTTTAGCCAAACCAAACAGATCACTGAAATCGCCAACTTCAGCATGGAATACCTGTACTCCCAACAACCAGCGAATGGCGATGATGGCTGGTATTTCTTAAAGATCACCTATAGCAATGGCAAAAAACCGTATCAGTGCGCGGTATCCGGTGATGTATTCGCCGAATCCAAGAAATTTAAAAAGACTATGCAGATTAAGGCGCATGGCGCATTGTTCACCGGCAGCAATGCCGATATGGATTATTTGTATAAACAGTGGTTTGCCACTCAACAAAAAAGCGTAAGAACCCTTGATTTTGTCGGTTATGACGAAGACACCAAGTCGTATGTATTCCCAGAATTTGCCGTGCAATCCGGTAAGATTTTAAAGCTGAATGCAGAGTCATTTTTTAACTTAAAAGACACGGGTATTAAAACCAACGTTGATATTAATCAGCGCTTGACCGCCAATAAGCCCGTTGATTTTATTGATGACTACATTAAGGCATTTGGCATTGGTGGCTTGATTGGCATGGCATGGTGGGTGGGCAGTTTAATTAGCGTGCAAATCCGTGATAAACATTCCAGCTATCCCTATATGCAAGTTATTGGTGAACCCGCATCGGGAAAATCAGCGATGGTCAATTTTTTGTGGAAATTGATCGGAAAAACCAGCGACACCTTCAACCCAAATTCATCATCGCTTTCTGGCCGATTTAGGAAGATGGCTGAAGTGTCAAACATGCCTGTAGTTTTTAACGAAGTCGATAATGAAAACGTGAATAATCCCCATGCAAAAAAATTCATGTGGGATGAATACAAAGACCCGTTTGAAGGTTCTCTGGGCAGAATAACCGGTATTAAGAGCAACGACAACAGCACACGTAACCCGCCGTTCAGGGGCGGATTAATGGCCGTGCAGAATATAAAAACCCTAGCGTCATCGGCTATGTTGTCACGCTTTGTTTATTTGCCTTTTGACCGTTCACATCATTCTATGGACGGCAGAAGATCAGCTGACAAGCTGCGTGATTTGGAGATTACCGATGTGAGCGGTTTTTTACTACAAGTCTGCTCAAAATCCGATGTATTGTTTTCTGAATACAACAAATTATTTCTGCATTATCAGCATAAGTTGGCAACGTATAAGAAAAATGGCTCAGAAATCCCCGCTTTAAATCATGACAGGGTTATTAAGTGTTACGCCCAAATGATGGCATTAGCTGAGTGTTTAAAGCTTATCGTCCCGCTATCGGATCATCATATAAAACAAACGCAAGACAAATTGATTTCCGGTGCTATCGAATGGCAAGCATCTCTCGATGAAGATCATCCCGTTGTTTTCGAGTTCTGGCAAACCTTTGAATACCTAAACTCAAAATTTGGTGAACAAGGCAATGCGCTTAATCACAGCAATAGCCCAGATTTGGAAATAGCCATTAGCTTGCAAGACTTTAATGCTCGATGCATTGAATCAAAGCAAGAAACCGTATCTACCAAAGACCTGCGTGAGCACCTGCTGGGTAGTAAATCTAGAAAATACCTAAGAACAGCTGCTGTGTATTCACGGCTGGAAAAGCGTACTTTACGGTGCATGATTTTTAAAGCTTAGAGGATTAAACAATGGAAGATGCCATAAAACGAATAGTCGATAAAAACTACCCAGAACTCACCGGACAATTGCACCTGCCGCGTTTTGCCCAAGTGGTTAACGTGCGTGAGACACCCACCAATGGCGCGATTGCCGATGAATACCGCCCACATTATGCGGTATCAATACAAGTTCTGGATGAACATGGCCAACCAGACAGCAAGTTTCCGGTATTGCATGATGTGCCGTTAAGCTTGCCCACGGCTGGCCATGAATCAGGCCAATTCAGTTATCCAGAAAACGGCGCGCATGTTGAAGTTGGGTTTGCTTACGGATCCCCAAATAAGCCATTCATTCGTAATGTGATCCCCCACGGGCGTAGTCTTCCGGATGTAAAACGCGGAGAAATGAAACGCCAACACAGCACTGGCCGCTATGATGGCTTTGATAAAGATGGAAACCACGCCGTGCAAACTGATGGTACACTGACCAATGACTCATTAAAGCGTATCATTTCATCGCTGGAAAATCTTGAGACTTACACGCAGTCGCTACGTAATGTAGAAGCCGATGAAACCGATACCATTGGCGGTACAAAAACCATTAAGGCAATGGGTGCTATGCGGATTAATTCCGGTGGGCGAACAGAAATACTCAGCATTCAGGATTTGGTCTCTACCAGTAACGGCAAGCAGCTTTTAAAGGCCCCAAAAACATGGGTGGGTTCAAATTCAGAAAACGTGCTGGGGCTGTTAAGTGAATTAATGGCTCAGGTGATTTTACTGGCTAATGTATTGGCATCGCATACGCATCCAAGCGTTGGGGTTATCTCACAAGCATCATCGGTAACAGCGGTTTCAACGTCTGTTACTGGTATTAAGGGTCGTTTAGACGGGATTAAGGAGTAGTGATGATTGATAGTAATGTGGAAAAAATACGGGCACAACTTTTATCTCGCAGTGAGATAGGTATTTCAAAATATGGGGTAACTACAGATAGGGATGATTTATCTTTGCTGGATTGGTTGCAACATGCGCTGGAAGAAACCCTCGATAAAGCAGTTTATTTGCAAGCGGCAATCAGTAAATTAAAAGCCAATCAGTAATGCGGCCAAATCGACGGCCAATTGGTGGGCAAGTCAGATTTAAAATTGTAAATAGATAAGTAAAACATGGCGTTAAGTGGCGGAGAGAGAGGGGTTCGAACCCTCATAACTGCCATATAACCCGCTGATTTTACTATTTATAATGCTTATGTATTGGCCGTAATTGGCCGTACTACGGCCAATTACGGCCAATTGAATAATGTAAGTTGCAGATAATAAAAGCATTCTTTATATTAATAATTTTATTTAAAACATGGGTTAAAAAATGTCTAAAACATACCGAAATATAGCAATAATTATCATTGGCCTTTCGCTTACGGCTGCTTTTATAGACGGATCAAGCCCATATCAAAAGGCTGTTGATGAGATAACCACTGCCTATGTGATGAAGGTTAATATCCCAGGCCGCGCAGTTGTCTGTGACCACAAAGAATTGCAAGCTAGGCAGTTTATATTTTGCAAGTTAAAAAGCTTGGATGGTGAGGCTAACTTGGGGGTTTGGGAAGTAGTGGGCAAAGATAACCCATTATTTTATGCGCTGAATGGTAAGGCAATAACAGCGCTGGACACCTTATCGTTAGGTGCAAATTTTTTAAGGCATCCATCCCCAGCTAAGCTTGATATTTCAGCAATTATTGAAGACTTTGCAGGGGCAAACAAACCAGTTATTTTTAAATAAAATAAATTAATTAGTAAATTATATGAATTTATGTAAATTATATTATTGACGATTTATTAACTTATGTGTATCATTATTTTGTCCTCAATAAAATGGACAAACGGGTTTAGCATCTCGGAATACAACAGCGCATAGCCGCTATAAGCGGTTTTTTTGTGCGTAACGTTCAGACCTTCATATTATGTCGGGCTGGGCGGGGCAGCCGAAAGGCTGGCCGGTTCTGTTGTTCCGGTATGCTAACCCCGTTCAGTCTGGCTCCATGATTAGCATCGTGTTGCCAGAATATCAATCAAGCAACAGGAAAATAATCATGTCACAACCAAATACCAATATCCGTCCTTTTACATGGGGCGACATCGAATTTTCAGAAACCATCATGATTGATGGAATCCAACATGTTACTCGTCGAGCCATCGGTGAATTCTTGGAATATGCTGAAGCAACCAAACAAATCAGCAAAATTATTGAACGAAATTCACATATTTTAGAGTTTCAGTTGTCGTCAGTAGTGACGACAACTGACGGCAAAAATTACGATACTTTCATCTATGATCCAGTTGGTTTTTTGCTGATCGTGATGCAATCAGATCAGCCCAAAGCAATCGATATGAAAATCGCCATTGCTAAATTTGTCCGTTATTTTTCAAAAAAACCAGCTGTTACCGCCAAAGAGCAAAGAATTATCCGTGGCCGGATAACATCACTCGTTAAAAGCATTGTTGATGAAACCGACCAGGTGTCTGTAAAAGTCCATTGGGAGGAAATCCGTTACCTGTGTGATCAGATCGGCTGTTCCTATCCAGAAATTCACCTAATGCGCAAAGGCTGGACACAACTTACGTTAGTGGGTGGTTATGATGTGTTGATGGATGGACGCAATGGCGGTGCGAAATGAAACCAGAAACCCGCATTTACATATTTGTGCTGGTTGCCCTGCTGGTACAGTTTTTCATTGTGCTAAAAAACAAGGAGCTGGAAAAATCCGCACAGGACTATTACAACGCCTGCCAAATAGCCATTGGTGAAAACCATGTCTAAGCCATTAACTTTCGCGGAGAAAAAAAAGCAGCTACAGTGGGAAAAAGATAACCTGGTGATGAGCGGCTCACAGCTCACTAATCTGCTAGGCGTATCGATGAACAAGATCATCAATTGCATTAACGATGGTACGCTGGGCTTTCCAAAACCTGCTAAAACAAAATGGGTAGGCGACTATCAGCAAATTAAATATTACATCCGCCAGGAGCTTAAGGAATTTATGGCCAGGGTTGATTTAAAAACCGTTATTTTCCGCAACCTGAAAAAAAATAACGGCAGGCAGATTAAAATGGCTATCAGCACAACTGATCCAAGCCTGTATTTCCAGTTTTTTAAAGTCAACCAATCCCGCTTACAAAATTACGGCGTAGGCCGTTATGATTGCAGCGACGAAACAGCCCAAGGCGGTGCCCAATGACACGTATCGATAGAACAAAATCAAAAGTAACACCTATTACTGCTGCTCCACTGCAATATCCTAGTGAGCAGATTGAAGGTATTACCGCACAAGCCAGCAGGGTATTTGATAATGCCAGGGCGTTTAGGGTATTAAATAAGCTAATTATCCCAAATAAACCGATAAGCCCTGGCGTGTTAAGGCTGTTAGAATTATTGGTGGATGATCTTGAAGATGTGGCGGATGAACTGGATAATTGGGTACAGATTTAAATAAATAACCGGACTGGCCAATTGGCCAGTCCCTTGAAATGACGGGTTAGGCTGCTTAACTATACATAGGAGACAAAATGGCAACAGTGCCTGAAATTTTAGAAAAAATAAGCAATAAAGAGCTTGTAGCAATACCGTCTGAGTATTTCACCATTTTTATCGAATACTGCAAAGAGATACAGTATGACCATACGCAATTAGTAATAAAAGAAAATGATGGAAAACACATAGTTGGGCTTTATGATGCGAGTGCATAACATAAAGTCAATAATGCAAAGCGGCAAGTCTTGAAGCCTTTATGTAAAAAATGAGCATTTAACACAGAATTAACAAGCTAGACGCTTATTTGATGGCTATTTGATAGATAGTATGATGCGGCTAGCCCGTGTTGATTGAAATGTCGTGCTGCTAAATAATGACACGATTTTAAACTTACACTTGGAACAAAAATGTTTGGATTGACTAAGCGCGAACAAAGATGGAAAGCGGAACAAAAAGCCGCTGAAACACTTGCTGGCCTGGCTGTTGGAATATTACAGGCAGTAGCAAGCGTTAGGGTTGCAGAGGCAAACGCTAATGCAATTAGCAAGCTACAAGCCGAAAATGCAAGACTAAAAGCAAAAATAGACGCAAAAGATAACATAGGTGCATAACGCTTTGTTAAGGCGCTGCCGCACTGGATTTTAAAAATACACATGACTGCTTAACGGCAGTCGCCTTGAACAAATTGTTAGGCTGCTAAACGTGGCCACGATTGGTGTTTCTATGGCAGTAAAAAAGGTATACGTACATACAGGGGATTTGGTTATCATTCATGTTGTTGATGGTGATGAGTCACGCTCAAAAGATGGGTATGACCACAGCGCCAACACTAGGCGAGAGAAATATTTGTTTACGTTTAATACCGATTCTGTGACTTATTCTTGTCCACAGTATAATGTTGGCTACCAACAGACGACTGGTGGGCATGTGATGTGGAGTACAACTAAAATAAATATTGAAAAACAGGCTCTTATGGATGAAATTGCCGAATTAAAAGCAGCTATCGCTGGTACTGCCTAACGTACAGTAGGCACCGATAACGGTGCATAACAAAAAAATACTATAAAAAAAGCCAGCAATTGCTGGCTTTTTTATTGCTTAAAGCACCGTCCAAACTGGATCACTAAACCTGACCTTATCCCCCTTAATCACATCATTAATCTCTAAAAAGATTTGCTGCATAGGCTGTACTTCCAGCTCATGGTAAACCCGCATGGTCTTCTCTGGATCTGCAAGCCCCCCTGCATTTTTGGGGATAATACCCATCAGCTCAGGCCGCATCCGGTGCATAGCTAACAATTCCGCTTCTGTTGTGCCCTTAATTTTTTCATATTCGTCCTTGGTACCGATGTCCCCCACTGGAATAATCTGCACCGGCTCTTTATTGGTAGAGCGGGGGATATTTAAATACAGGCTTCTAAAATTGCCTGGGCCTTTCGATCCCTTCACTTTCTGTTCAATCATTTTTGCCGTTTCTTCATCTAGATTCGCATCCGTCGTTACCAATATATAGCCCATGTGAGCGCCATTAATATAATACTTGCGCCGGAATAACGTTGCATCCTCACTTAATAGTACTGCTTGTATGCCGCCCAAATATTGTGGAATTCCATAAATACCCTGTTTCAAATCCGGTTCCATTAAATGGATTACTTCATCTTTATCATATTCAATAAGGTTAGTATCAAAGCCAATATCCATCGTTTGTATTTTGATATAAACCCCAGGCTCTTTACCTCTGCGCATAGCGACAGACGGCAAGTGTGCAAGCCTTAATACCTTGCCAAAGCGGTCGGTAAACTTTTGGAAATAACAGTTACCGGTGACCACGAAATCTAATGCTGCCTTACGCAGCTCGCTTAACGTTAACAGCGGCGTGGGCACATACCATTTGCAGATCATGTTTTTCTTAAAGTGCATGATGGTACCGTGGTAAGCGTTGGCTCCCATGAGTTTACTTAATCCATATAAGCTAACTGGCGGGTTGTAATAAGCCCCACTCAAGCCTAAAAAACTGCCGGTGTAATCGTACAGGCTGTTACTAAGGATCGCTTCTGGATCTCCAAAACTAAACATCTGTACCGATGGCTCTTTTACTGCAATATCTATGGGCATGGGAATCCTTAATCTGAAAAAGTAACTTTGGTGGGTTTGCGGTTTACGTTGATATCTTCAGACATCATCGCATGCATGATAGCCCAGGCAATATCGGCATGGCCTGCGTTGGGCGACCGGCTGGACGCATAGATAATTTGTCCGGTCGTACTAGTTGTTTGGTTAATCATCATAAACGCACGGGTCACTTCATGCTGTGATGACAGGTATTTAAACCGTCCATTTTCGATTAAATCCAGCGCCTTAATCACCATACTATTTTTCATAGCAGTGCTGTAATGGATGGGCATGGCACGCGGGTAGAAGTCTTGCACCAGATCAAAGATACCAGAACCAATACCTGTGGTATCAATGCCAAAATGTTGCACGTTGTGTTTATCAACTTGCTCTTTAATGTTCGCTGATTGCAGTTGTATATTCTGGCCGTGGTAGTTGTGCAAATCCAGCAGCCTGAACGGGCGCTGGTAATGGCTTGGGCGGTCAAGTATGGCAAGGCTGGAATTGTCGCGTACTCGGCTAGGATCAAAGCCAAATGCCACATGATGGTTGCCAAATGGCCGGTAATCGTTGGCTTTATAATCTGGCCATTTGTCAGCTTCAACAATGCAGTTCATCAATTTTTGCAGGCTAAACACTGACTGGCTATCATCAATAAATTTGCACATGTATAGGTTGGCAAAGTCATTGGGGCTGTAATCCAGCTTAAGCTCGGCAATATCAAATAGGTCACAGCCCTGTTCTTCTGCGTCTTCAATCGTCACCATGTTACGCCAGATGTTATCCGGCCCCAATAGGCCAAACTTTAACTCGGTATGGCTGGTATCAATCGCAAAATCAGACAGCTTATGGTTAACGGCAAACTCGGAACCACTCCAGATCGGATAGGCATCGTGGCTCATAGCGGATGGTGTAGAAAAGAACGTGCGCCGCCATTTTTTATGTGATGCCATACCGCCTGCGACTTTCTTGAGTTCCTTAAAGCGCGGAATCCAGAATACTTCGTCTATATATAAGTGCCCATGGTACGACTGCGCTGTGGATGAGTTAGTCGCTAAAAAGCGCAGTTCAGCACCATTGGACAGCTTGATTAAAAACTTGCCCTTGAGTTCGATTTCAAAATGTTGCTGGGCAAAGGCCACAATATACTGTTTAAAAATTTCCGACTGGTCCCGACTTGCTGAGATAAACAGCTGGTTATCCCCAGTACGGATCGCATCATCCAAAGCTTCCCAGGCAAAATAATAAGTAGCACCAATTTGGCGGCTTTTTAAGATAAACCGGTTACGCCTGCCCTTGTTTTCATACCATAGCTTTTGGTACTGGTACAACATGCCATCACGGATTTCATCCAGCATTTCAATAGATATATTGCTTATATCGTTGGCTTTGGTGCGCCCTGATTTTTTAGCAGGTTTCTTATCGGCTTTTGCTTGGCTGGGTTCTTCAGTGTCATCTAGCTCAGATAATGCGCGTTTGCCAGGCTGTGCCATGTTAGTGGATGCCACGGCAATGCTACGGCGTACTTTAAGCAGTGCACTGGACAGCCTGTCTATGCCGCCGTAATCCACATCAGTTTTATCAGGCTTGTCTATTAACAGCATTAATTGCCGCTCGATCATTTCCGGCAGTGGGTATTCGTTGATTATTTTTGTTATTTGCTGGGTGTCATTGGCCATTTGTGCCGTTTTTTGCCATTAATTAAATTAATAGTGCAAATATAACGTGTATTTTTTTGAGTCGCACTTGTTATTAGGCATTTTTTAGCATAGTATTTGAAAAAATTGTCAAACTATTGGGTTTTTATGTCAGATCGCAGCTTAACAACAAACTGGAAACGCATCGGACGCAGCGGCGCAACCGTTGACGGTCGTGTCATTGAACCCAAAATGATTGAAGAAGCTGCTGCTAATTACAACAAAGATTTGTTTACTGCGCTGATCTGGCCTGAGCACCAACGCTGGTTCAATATGGGTACAGTTGATGCCATTAAAGCGACTGATAATGACGAAGGCGGTAAAGACCTATTCGCCTTAATCTCCCCAAACTCTTACTACCTTGAAGCCAATAAACAAGGCCAAAAGCTGTTTACTTCAATGGAGCTATGGCCAAATTTTAGAAAGACCGGCACCTGGTACTTAACCGGACTTGGTGCGACAGATACCCCCGCTTCAGTTGCTATCTCAGAAATACGCCTCTCCAATATTGCCGCCAAGGAAGGCGTTTTTTTATCGCAGATTGTTGAGATGACCGAACGAGAGTTTACTGAGCCACAAAAAGAATCTTTTATGAGCCGTCTTGCGGCGCCATTTTTTAAATCCAAACCCGACGAGACCGACATGGCTGATAAAGCAGCGCTAGAAAAATTGCAACAAAGTATTGATGCCCTGGAAACAAAGTTCGCATCATTGAAAGGCATTGCTGACGATGCAACTAAAACGCCGGATGCAGCGGTGATTAATGCTGAAGCGTTTGCAGCTTTAGTGTCAAAAGTCGCAGCAATTGAGGCCAAGCACTCTGAAATCTCTATGGATAACTTCTCAGTGCGTACCACTGCCATTGAAACAGAATTGGCAGACCTGAAAGAAAAGCTATCCAATGCGCTATCTGAACAGCCCGGCACCCAGGGTGGTGAGCATTTTGGCGTAGAGTCTGACAAATTAGCAGACGTTTACTAACTGATTGCCCCTTAAACACCTTACGCACAGAGACATCCATGAATTTAAGCAGACAAGCTAAAGCAAAGATGGATCAGCTGATTAAGCTGACCGCACAGAAATATGAAGGCCAGGTGGGCGAAGCCTACACGGCAACGCCATCGGTTGCACAGCAGCTAAATGATAAAATCGTGGAGGATGGCAACTGGCTATTACCACTGATTAACGTATTGCCAGTTAATGAAGTATCTGGTGAAAAGATTTTAATGGGATTATCAGGCCCTGTTACCAGCCGCACCGACACATCGGGTTCTACTGAGCGTGTTGCCAAGCAACTGGTGCAACTGGATACTTTGGGTTACACGCTTAAAAAGACTGAAACCGATGTTGCACTTAAGTACAGCATGATCGATATGTGGGCTAAGTTTCCAGATTTCGCTGCGCGTTATGGCAAAGCAGTACGCCAAGCCATTGGCAATGACCGCGTGCGTGTGGGCTGGCGTGGAACTTCTGCCGCAGCTACTACCAACGTGGGTACTAACCCGCTGTTACAGGATGTTAACGTTGGTTGGCTTGAACAAATACGTAATTACAATAGTGGCTCACAGCGCATTATTGGTACGGTCGGCGCACCGATTAACTTAAGTGCTAATGCCGGCACCAGCAATGCAACAACATTTCCAAATCTTGACAGCCTAGTGCATCCGATGGAATACCATTTAGGTATCCCATTTCAGGATGACCCAGACCTAGTTATTTTAGTATCACGGGATTTGATGGCAGCTGCTGAAGGCCGTTATTATGCTGCACAATCTGACAGACCTACTGAAAAACGCCTGATTGAAGACAATACAACCGTAAAGACATACGGCGGATTCCCTGCTATTGTGCCGCCGTTTTTCCCAAGCGGAACCTTGCTGTTAACCTCGCTGAACAACCTGTCTATTTACTGGCAAGGTACATCATGGCGCAGACAACAAATTGATAACCCGCGTAAAGACCAATACGAAGATTTCAACAGCCGCCAGGAAGGTTATGTGGTTGAGAACTTCGACAAGTGCTATTTGATCGAAAACGTTACTTTAGTCGCTTAGACCCTTATGTATATCAATCGTCTTCAGGCTATTAAAGATTTACAGAAAGAACAGGCTGCACAAGGGGGTGAAGACCCCTATGCACCGGTTATTGATGCTAGTTTACAAACTGACGAGCCTTACGACTTTGACCACTACAAAGCCGCCATGCTCGCAGACATTAACCAGCTTAAGCAGCTGAAGACGATTGAAGCCAAGGCGATGGCAAAAGGCACGATGCTTGAACAGTATCTGCCTTTTGTAAACTCCTATGTAAACTCAGGCGACAACTACCCAAACTCAGTGGCCGTGCAAGTGGCAATTTGGCTGGTTGATACGGGCAATATCCCTGCCGCTACCCATTTGCTGTTGCACCTGATTAAGCAAGGCATCCACCACACCCCGTTTAATTTTGACCGCACGCTAGAGGTGTTTACCTGTGATGCTATCTACGATTGGGCTACCGACCTGTATAAAAAAGGTGAAATTGCAGGTGACCAGCTGGCAACTGTCGTATCTGCTATGGAAGCGGATGCGTGGGCATTGCCGCCAGTAGTCACTAGCAAGATGTATGCCATGCTGGCCAAGCACAAATCAATCGCTGGTGAATACGCGACAGCCTTTGCCTTATGCCTAAAAGCTGAAGCGGTTAATCCCGATGGTGCTGGCGTTAAGAAGCTGAAAGAAACGATTGAAAGCAATTTAAAAAGCACTACCGACTCCTCAAGCCCAGACCAAGCGACCGTCTAGCCTGTTTACTGCCCCATAAAATGGGCGATACGGTTTGCTCTGGCACTAATTTTTAACCTGATGTGGATGATCGATGGCTCTGACTGGTAAGCCCCAACTAACAAGCAATGCCCAAATCGGTAACGATGGCTTCTGGCCAATGCTCGTTATTGGTGATCTGGTGGCAAAATACCGCATACCCGCAGAATACGACGATGGTGTAATCAGCTGGGGATTGCAGCTGGGCATGATCCGCGTTAACCAACAGCTGTCTGCCGCTAAGCTTGCCTGCCTTTATCCAGAAGTTACCGACACATCCATAGCACCGCTACAGGTTTATACCGCTCTGGTTGATTTTGCCGCCGCGCACACGCAACTGATAGACGGTGAAGAAACCTTAGTTACTTTTTATAAACATGCCTGCTACAGCATGGCCAAAGCGTTTTTATTACAGCAGTTCAACACTATGAACCGCCGCACCATGGCCGAAAACGTCAAGAAAGAATCTTACGAGACTGAAGACTATTGGTTAAACCAGGCGCAATGGGCGATTAACAGCATTTTAAAAGCCATTGTACCAGGCATAGAAACCGTGTCCGATTTTGGCGTGCATGTTGCCTTGATATGAAACAACTAGCTTGCATTACCCAATTTATTGTCAACCTTAATCTAGTCGCTGCTGAGCAGATAGACAGTTGGGTTGATAAGCTTAAGATTACACTAGCAGCCACCTCTATGGGAGTAGGCGGGATTGTTTTATTCCGGCAAACCTACTCCATTTCTTTATTCATAGAGCGCTACCCGCATAAGGTACACCCGTCTGAGTTACTGTTTGCCCATATTGCCGCATGGCTGATGGACAACGACAGCGAACGCTTTGACCAAAAAGATGCTGATATTGAAGTAGAACTCGATATTTTAGACGACGAAACCGCAGATATCATGGTCAGCATCGATTTTATTGAAGAAATTGGCATTGTTGAAGATCCAGGTGGCGCTATTTTGTTTAACGGCCAACGCTGGCGACTTGCCACACCGATTATTAAATATGCCTTGTCTGGCGATATCGCCGAACCGGTTGATCTGGTTTTTGGTGATGAGTTATGAGCCAGTTGTATGTTGATGTGCAAGGCTTGTTACCGCTACGCAGGCAGTTTGAACTGCTGGCCATGCCATCTTCCAAGCGCCGCCGCATACTTAATAAAGTTGCGCAGGAAGTCCGTAAAGACAGCTTAAAGCGGGTACGCTCACAAACTGATTTGCAAGGTGCTGCTTACGCGCCACGCCAAAAGCCACGCCGGCGCAAGATGCTTAGCAAGATGGTGCGCAAGATGGCAGTTGTTAACAACGATGGCTTAAAAGCGACCGTAGGATTTAAAAGCCCACGCACTGGCATGATTGCCGCTAAACACCAGTACGGCGCAACCGAGACAGTTACCGCACGTAGCCGAACAGGCAATGCAGGCAGTTATGGCAGTACAGCAATGGCCTCTAAAAAACAGGCGAAAGCACTGCGCGACCTTGGCTTTAAGGCAAGGCCACAAGGTGGCAGCGACCGAAGGCCAGTATCGTGGTTATGGATAACATCCAACTTAACCATGGGTCAGGCAGGGGCGATTATCAGGTCTATGCGCATAAGACAGGGTACAGAAATAAGATCGTCGTGGACAACGACCTTGCCGGCACGCTCGTTTTTAGGGGCAACGCTGCAGGAAGTCACCGGCTACATTAACACTATATTTACAACCATTACGCAGGATATCCCCCATGGCACTAGGTAAAGTTACCGTAAACGCTTTAAATTTGTCGCAGGGTGCTTTCCCTACGGTGGAAAAGTATTTTTTGTTTGTCGGCGTTGCACCCAGCAACGTAGGCACCTTGGTGTTTTTAAACACAGACTCTGATCTGGATGCCGCGTTAGGCGTTGCAAGCTCTGATTTAAAAACCCAGATCAAGGCCGCCAAAGCCAATGCAGGACAAAACTGGGCATGTGTAGCAGCACCGGTGGTAGATGGCACGCTGTGGGCGCCTGCTGTCGATAAAGCGATGAACGAAGCCGTAAAAGTGGAAGCGGTTGTAGTGTGCTCCCCAGTTACCGCCGCTGCCAACATTACCGCTATGCAAACCAAGGCACTGGACATTAACACCAGCTTTGGCCGCAGGGTGTTTTTTATGGCCTCTACCATTGCCATTGATCCCACGGCAGGCACAGGACAAACCTGGTCTACTTACATTACTGCACAAACGGCATTGGTAACAGGGCTTAAATGTGAGCGGGTAGTGGTTGTGCCGCGTATTTACACCGATTCTTTGGGGATTTTGGCGGGGCGCTTGTGCAATTACAGTACAAGCATTGCCGACACACCCATGCGCATAGAAACTGGTGCTTTGGTTGGCCAGGACATTACCACGCTGCCGCTGGATAACACTGGCGTGCGTTATAACAATGCCCATGCCAAGGCACTTAATGACCTGCGCTTTAGTGTGCCACAACTGTATGCTGATTACCCTGGTGTGTACTGGACAGACGGCCAGACGCTGGATGCACCTGCTGGTGATTACCAAGTAATTGAAAACCTGAGAGTGGTTGACAAAGCCGCGCGTGCGGTGCGGATTGTGTTGATTTCTTTGGTGGGTAACCGCCGCTTTAATTCATCACCGATTGGTGAAGCCTGGGCGATTATTAACTTAATGCGCCCATTGCTGGAAATGAGCCGCAGTTATACCTTTGCGGGGATTCCATTCCCTGCCGAACTGCAAGTACCTAAAGACGGTGATGTGGCTATCCAGTGGATAACCAACACACAGGTACAGGTGTTTTTAAAGGTGCGTCCGTTCTCAATACCAAAAGACATTACTGCTAACATCGTGCTTGATTTGTCCTTGCTTGTTGTTTAAGCCTGCCTAAACCTAACTTAAGAGAGCTTTATGAGCCATAAACATTTATCAGCGCAAGACTTTGACATTATGGTCGGCAACTTGCTTATCCATGTCGAAAACATGAGTGCAGCTATTTCGGATAACCGCCAGGCGGTGATGACACGCGGCGTGCCGAATGGCTATGTGGACGGCGATGTATCCTGTTCCGGTGACATTGAAATTGATACCAAGAACTTTAACAACTTAACGGAGGTTGCTCGCGGTGCGGGCAGTTTTCGGGCGATCCCGCCTTTTGACATTATCTACAGCGGTAAAAACGTCAGTGGCAAGCATGTTGTACAACTTTATGGCTGCGTGCTTACGGTAAGTGATTTGCTTAGCAATGACCCCAAAGGTAGCGAAAAGCTTAAGCATAAGCTGACGTTTACCGTTAGCAGCCCTGATTTTGTGCGTATTAATGGCGTGCCGTATTTGTCTGCTAAAGATGTGCGTGATCTGTAGTTGATATCTTAAAAGATAAAGAGGGCGCGTAAATGCCGATTGAAACTGATTTGAAAGAAATCAAGAGATTTAACGAGCTTCATTTACAGCCGGATGGAATGGCAAACATCACTTTTAAAAAAGAGTATTTGCACCAAGATGGCACTATCAATGATGCAGGTACACAAGGCTATATGCTGGACAAGCCCAAAGTTGATGCGGTATTAGCAGGCGGAGTTGATGTAAATCTAACACTTGGGCAAAACATGTTGTTGGCAATTGAGAACGCAGTGAGAGATGAAAAATAATGGCAACTCAGGTAAATAGAGGGTACTACACAACACAGATTTTTTATACAAATACTGATACTCAATCAGCCATTCGCGCGATGATTACCACATTTGTTGTCGCACATGGATGGGAAGCCGTTAGTCAAAGCTTAGCCACGTCTGATGTGTATAGATCGCTTGATACAGGTGGAACGGCTGGCAATGCTGCACATTACTCTTATGTCGAACTAGACTATTCCATTGCATCGCGCGTAGTGCAACGACAGTGGCGGTCTTGGACTGGTAGCGCAGGGGCTTTAAAAGCACAAAACACATTTTATGTATCACTTGTGACTGGACAAAGTGGAGTATGTACAGAATCGGATTCTGGCCAAGGTTTTGACATTTCTTTGGGAGGGAGTATCACGCTTAATATTTCTCGTGGGCGGTTTTGTACTTATGGTTCTATTCCTGGACGCAGTGGAGATATTTCATCTGGATGCACTCTAGTTATCGAGCGGACAAGAGTGCATAACGCTGACCTTGTTGGTGGTAGCCCTGCGTGCATTCTTGTTAAAACTGGCACTATGTTCCGCAGCAACGCACACTTAACAACATCTAGGTTCCGCTGGTCATGCCCTGTTGGAATTGCAGACGGCAGCTCTGGACTAACAACGCAATGTGGAGATCAAAGTGGGTTCAGCTGTCTAGAAACTGGAGAGTTTGTCTATTCTGATGCCTATTATAATTTTGACAGGACTGATACTTATCAAAATTCAATACAGTTAGCAGTAATCAATTCTCCTGGATTAATAGAAGGGTCAACACGCGCGGGGGCGATATTTCCAAATATTTCAAAAGTAGCATCCATTCCTTATTATGTTGATTTTCTCGGCGCATTGCAAGGCGCTTGTAGGCAATATGGGGCATCTTTTGGATCCTTGATACAGACAAAAGCCGATATTTACGGCATACCATCTGGTGCTTCCGGCGCTGACACTATTTACGAAACAATGCCAGGCGGCATAGCGCTGGTGCAATAATGCCGACAAAAATCTGCAAATCAAACAGTTTAGGCGCTAATAAGTCAATAATAACGTACAAATCAAAGTGTAATTTGTTGCATCTAAAAATGATTGGCCGCTATAAATCTAGGTCATTCGGCGGCTTTGTTGTCGATATTAATGCAGCTTACATAGCTCAGTATGTGTGGCAAGCCGCACAGCGCACACTGACGCAGTCGGCGGGGTTGACAAATGCACAAAACGCGCGGCTTTTTGCAATATCGACAACTGATAACACCGCCAAAATTGACGCAATTAACGCACTGACAATACTAAATTTAGACGCAAAAGTAAGCACAAAAATGGACGCGTTTACTTACACGCCACCGCCTAGCATTTCGGCGCTAGCTACCACAGCACAGCTAAACACAGCAATAAGCAGTATCCCTGCTGTAAATTTAACCGGCATTGCAACCACTGCACAAATAGATGCAGCAGTTTTAAACTTAAAAGGCGGCGCACAGGTTGATTTAACTGATGTTTTCATAAAAACTGAGTCTATCGAGCTAACACAAGCAGCTGCGCCAACGGCGTTAGATATTGCCAACGCTGTTTTTAATCACATCATCGAAAACGGCAAAACCTTTGCCCAAATTGTCCGCATTAAATTTGCGGTCTTAAAAGGCAAAACAACAGGCGTTGGCACAGACACTGAGCATTACTTATCAGATGATGACACCAAGCCGCGCATAACCACTACATTTGATGCAGACAACAACCGCACAAATGTTGTTCAGGATGGCGACTGATGTTTAATTCAAAACAGTTTGCTACTAGACAGTTTTCAACGCGACAATTTAGCGCAAAAGATATTATTGCTGTCTTTACAGTGCGTATTTATACTGCTGTGCAAGCATCGGTAACGATTAAATCAGCAATTGAGCAGTCAGTAACACGGCTGTTTTCTGCCGTTGCTGGCACATCAAGATTAATACCAGCACTAATCAGCATACTGCACATTGATGACGATCATGTTTGATCAGCAATACGTATTACTGATTGACAATGACAATGTGCTGGAAGTTAACGGCCTGCGCAATGCCGTTACCGATGCGTTTATTAACAATGCAACCATCTCGGCAACACTTAAAGATATAGCTGGTGTCGCCATTGCAGGGCAAACATGGCCGCTGACATTGCCGTATGTTACAGACAGTGAAGGCTGTTACCGTGCTTTGCTTGCCAACACGCTGGCAGTCAGCAACGGCAAGCCTTATACACTACAAATAACCGCAGCCGGCAGCGGACTAAAAGCCAGTTACTCAGTCATCATCACCGCACAGACCAGGCGTAACCAATGAAAAAAGACACCACATTAACTGCTGAAAAGCTGCTAAAAACCCTGACCAAAAAAGGCTATCCGGTCTCAGTGCGCGAAAACACCATAAATATTATCGGCATCCGCTATGGTATCAACACCGATGATCTGTTTACCGACCAGCTGGCCATCATCTTTGAAAAAGACAGCAAGCAGGTAGCGCATGTCTTTAATGCAGTCTCTACTGATTGCGAACGCAACGGCTATTTATCGCCAGGGTTTTACCCGGACTGCTGGAAAATTGGCGCATATATGGGGCGCTATTTAAGTTTAGTCAGCACAGATGAACTTGGTATTAACTTGTGCCACGGTGAAGCTGACCCATACACGCTTAAAAAACAGCACTGGCTGGGCGGCACGCAAGTGATTAAAGACAAGGGTGAGTTCCACAATGCACTTGATCTGATCCTAAAAATACCACATGAGGTCGCGCAAACGTTTAACTATGCACTGTTAGAAGAATCTGATTTTGCTTGATACAGCATTTTTTAACACTTTAAAACCGGACTTGAGCAGGCATGATGTTGCACCATGATTTTGATGTTATCAGCAATATAAAAGCCATCTTGCCAGCCATTATGGGGGCGTTGGTGTCGTCTATGTCCGTGCCGCAAAGTGTAGCGGGGGTGTCGGGCCTATTGTCTGCATCTATTATTGGCTTTGTGGGCGGCAATGCGCTGGTTGAATATCTGGCCATATCTGATACAACGTGGGTTGCGTTTTTCCTAAAGTTCTCAATTGGCGTTTTTGGGTTGGCAATCCTTAGGGAATCGCTGATTAAAATGCCGGATTTGATCTCGTCTTTGAGTAAACGCTTTACCGGAGGCTAACATGCTGCATGAGCACATGCTTTTTTTTTATATCTTTTTGATGCTTGCCCCGCTTGCGGCCGAGCTGGTCAATAAAATAAAAGTCGATGGCGTCATTTTAAAATGCAGGATGCTGGCGATAGTGATAGCGGCAACCATGGCTGCACTCGGCAACCCGCTTGGACAGGATATTTTAATCATCGTCCTTGCCATCAGATATTTTGACAAAATCACTTACTACTTGTTTTTTAAACGGGAAACCCATGAAAACCATTGACCAGATGATTGATGATGTCCTTAAACATGAAGGCGGCTATGTCAACCATAAAGATGACAAAGGCGGCCCCACTAATTTAGGCGTTACCCAAGCCACGCTAAGCGATTACCTTAATCGCCAGGCCAGCATTGATGATGTCAAAAAACTGACGAAACAAACCGCCTGCGACATTTATAAAAAATGTTATTACACCGACCCCTGTATTGATAAGTTACCCAATTTGATACAGCCGTTAATGTTTGATATGTCCATTAACCACGGCTATAAAAAAGCGGCCAAGCTATTGCAGGAGCTGTTAAGCAAAAAAGGCTACGACATTGGCGGCATAGATGGCGCTATCGGCAATAAAACCTGCGCGTGCTCAGCACAGGCTGTTAAAAGCCTTGGCAATGAGTTTGTTAACCAGCTCGTTGAGATGCGCATCAGTTTTTATAACGCGATTGTGCATAACAACCCAAGCCAGAAAGTATTTTTAAAAGGCTGGCTAACACGGGCAAACAGTTTTCGCATTTAACCAAACCCACAACAACTAAAAAGAGAATCCCATGGCAGAACCCATTATTGTAAGCATCGGCAACAACGAACTGACGTTTAACGCAGATGACGAAGACTTTAACCAGTACATCAACGAGCAAACCCCCGCCGATAAGATCAGCCCGGCGTGGAACTTTATCAGCCGCACTATTGCTGAAGAAAGCCGTGAAACCTTGAAAAAAGTGGCCATTAACGAATATGGCAAGCCCAAGGGCATTATTGTGTTACAGATTGCAGCGGTGATTGTGACCGAGCTTGGAGGGGATTTAACTATTGCAGTAAAAAAGCCCAAAGCCGTGCCAACAAAACCGGTGAGAATGGTTACAAACAACTCAGTCTCTTAAGTAAAAAATGGCTGCCGCTCGAACCCATAACCGTAACAAGCATGGGCGATGCGCTATGGCTGGAAAACAGTTACTGGGAATCCATGTCCGATGCCATCGCCAATGGCATTGGCAAAGCCTTCGGGTAGGTAAATAATGTCTGTTGCACTGCAAAACCTTAACTTTATTGTTAGCCTGACTGACCGTATGAGTGCGCCTATGGGCAATATCTTGCGTACAGTCAACAGTGTTAGAAACAATATGCGGCAAGGCGCTGTTGATATTGGCGTGGGTGTGGCTGGACTGTTTACAGTGGGTGAATCAGTTAATAAACTGACTGAAAAAGCCATTAAGTTTGAAAGCGCCATGGCGGACATTCGGAAAGTGGTGGATTTTCCGTCACCCACCGGCGTTAAAGATTTTGGTAATGAGCTGCTAAAAATGAGCCATACCACACCCATTACCGCTGAAGGATTAGCTCAGATTGCAGCCAGTGGTGGTCAATTAGGTATTGCGGCTAATGATCTTCCAGACTTTACTGACATTGTCGCCAAGATGTCTACCGCATTTGGCTTATTGCCGGAAGAAGCGGGGAAAAACATTGCTAAATTAAGCAATATCTTCAAGATGCCGATTGCTGATATGCGATTGATGGGCGATGCCCTGAACCATCTTGACGATAACATGGCGACTAATGCCAAGGATATTATTGACGTAACGTCGAATATTGGCGGTATGGCACAGATGATGGGGCTTACTGCAACCCAGTCAGCAGCATTAGCAACGAGTATGTTGTCCTTGGGGCAAGCGCCGGATGTGGCGGCAACGGGCATTAATGCATTGCTATTAAAGCTTGGCAGTGCCAGCAACCAAAGCAAAGATTTTAAAGCGGCGTTAGGTGACATTGGCTTATCAGTTGGTGATCTTGAAAACAGCCTTAAAAATAGCGGCGCACAAACTACCATTACCAATTTTCTGGAAAAAATAGGCAAGCTGGATAAAGCCCAGCAGCTTAAAACGCTGGGGAACTTATTTGGTGCTGAATATGCGGATAACTTGGCAACGCTGGTGGGTGGGCTAGACCAATACCACAAGGCACTTGTCTTGGTAGCCAAGCAAGAAAGCTTTATGGGTAGTATGCAACGCGAGTTTGCTATCCGGTCGGCAACGACTGAAAACCGTTTAAAAATATTGGGTAATGTCTGGGATCATTTTTTGATTAATGCCGGCACTATCTTTTTGCCCATGGTGAACGATGGCATACAGCTTATGAATAGCTTGCTTGATCCGGTGATATCATCAATCAACAAGCTTTCTGCCGAATACCCTGTACTTACTAAATATTTAGGTTATGCAACGGCAGGGGTTTTTGCCTTTATTGCCATAATTTCTATTGCTTCCATCGCGATGGGGGCACTTAGTTTGGTATCTGGTGGTTTTGCGCTGGTGATGGCACTGATCACTAGCCCAGTGTTTGCGGTCATTGCTGCTTTTGTGGCGATGAACTTTGCCATTGATTATGTTGTTGAAAACTGGAAGCAACTCAAGCAAAGTTTTTTTGATGGCGCTAATGCCTTTTTAGATTACATCGGGGTATTTAGTGCGATTGATACCGTGACTGCCAAGCTGAATTCATTAAAAGCCTGGTGGGCGGGTTTTGATCCGTTTGCTGACATGAAAGCCGGTGCAATGGCGACATTATCATGGCTATCCAACCTTGATTTGTTCGGCAGCATGAAGTCGGGTACGGTTTCCATTGGTGATGGGCTATTATCTGGTATTGCAGCCATAAAAACAGGCTTGCTTGACTTTACCATCTGGCTGTCTGAAATAAATCCGTTTGGCAGCCTGAACTTTGGCGCGGTTTCCATTGGTGATGGGCTGTTATCGGGTATTGCCGCGATAAAAACTGGGTTGCTTGACTTTACCATCTGGCTGTCTGAAATAAATCCGTTTGGCAGCCTGAACTTTGGCACGGTTTCCATTGGTGACGGGCTGTTATCTGGAATTGCCGCGATAAAAACTGGGTTGCTTGACTTTACCATCTGGCTGTCTGAAATAAATCCGTTTGGCAGCCTGAACTTTGGCGCGGTTTCCATTGGTGACGGGCTGTTATCGGGTATTGCAGCCATAAAAACAGGCTTGCTTGACTTTA